ATACAAGTACCTACTGTTACCATAGATAGGAAATTCTTCAACCTCCCTATACCTTTTGATGAACTCCTTGGCTTCATTAATAGAACCCATGGGTAAAGGTTCTACACAACCTCCCTCTAAAGTTCTCCACTCAGAATAATTCTTAGTAGGAATATAGAGGGTAGGATTGAACGGCACCCTATTGGAAAAAGGAACACCTCCTTCGTATCCACGGACTAGCAGACGATTGCCTGCTTGCTCAACATTTGTATAAAACTTCATTCAGTAAGCAGTTCGGTTTTTCCGTTACGGTACAAAGCAATGATGTCATCGCTTGGGTCCACAAAGGTTATTATATCAGAAGAACGGATCACTGCCACCTTTTCGGAAGCAAATGGGAGCCAGTCTGTCAACTGGTCTCCCTGTATGGACATAGGATCATGCAAGATACAATCTGGATCTCCCATGATCACGTCTTCAATCTCTTCAATCTTCGCTATCAGCCACTGGTCCTTCAGTAGCAGCACTTTGAGTTGGTTCGCCAATGATATCATCTCCATTATTAGGTAAGAAAGAGCAGTCAACGCCTGCTTCTTTCAGTTTAGTTACGTAGTTGTCAAGAATTTCTTGAGAAGGTGGCATTGCAGTAATAACGGCAGTAGGTGCTACCCGATGATCTTCGTAAGGGGTGAAGGGATTCCACCTACGATATGTTACATTGAACGAATCCCCTTGACTAGGGTCTTGGGACAGTGTAAGAGTAAGAGGATAAAGCATCTGATAAGCAACAAACTTATCTTCCTCTCTAATTTGAGTGAAATTACAAATTACATGTTCTCCAGTCATTAAATGAATGATCCGGACGTTGTGCTCAATTGGAGTTGCCATAGTTTAAATCTTTTTTATATTATACCAAGTAAAAAGGAGACCGTCAAGTCTCCTTTACAATTTATTTAGAACCAAGTTTTTCGCTTTTGATTCTCGGGGAGTTCTTTCCGAAGAAGAATTGTTAATAGACCATTTTCAAATTCAACTTCTTCAATCTCTACATCGTCTGCCATCTGCCAGTTTCTTGCAAATGTTTTGTAAGAAATTCCACGATGAGTATATTCTCGTTCAGTTTCTTCACGACTTTTATTAGCAGAAACTGTTAGAACATTTCGTTCTGTCTCCACTTTGATATCTCCTGATGAAAATCCTGCAAGAGCGATTTCCAAAGTGGTTCTACCATCAGGTCCAGTAACGATGTTGTATGGAGGGTAATTCTTTCCACCTCCAGCAAGAGCTTCAAGTCTGTGGAATGTTTCATTAAATCCAAGTGAATAGGGAGTATAAGTTTCCCAGTTAATATCTACCATGTCCTTAAATAAGCGACGTTTACATGTGACCCTTTCGGCATCACACAGTTATTTAAACATACCCAATAAAATTTTAATAAGGGGTTTTCTTTATTAAAAATTACGGATTACTCTACTCTTCAGTAGATTTTTTACGACCGATATTATACTTAGACTCAAGTACCCATTCTTCTTTATCACGAAAAGCAAGAACTTTAATTTGGTTAAGTGGTGCTAGATCCTGAATTTTTTCAGCATCAACAATAGTAATTAAACCCCAATCAGAAAGGAGTTGTGAAATTCTATTACGCCTTTGCAAATCATTCACAGAAAAGTTAGTGTTCTTACCATCCAGGGCGAACAACTCTTTAAAATGAACAATATAATACTTTCCTTGCTTATGAAGGATGTGACAAGATTGGTAGATCTTTCTTTCTTTACGTGAAGCAACACCAATTCTAGTCAGAGTTTCTCTCACTTTCAAAAAGTCATCGGGTTCACTAAGAAGAACCTCTACCATATCACTTTGCTTCCACTGAACTTCAGTTTCACCGCTCATGTTTACCACCTTTGCACAATGCTTTTTTAATATTATCTAACTGATCCTTGGTGAGAATCCTAAGAGCTTGGAGTGCTTTATCGTCATTATAACCATAATACTCTTTAACTAATTCAAGATAATCAATAGAATCTTTTCTTGCCCAAGGAGAGAAACGCTTCCTTGGCTTCACACTATTTATAAAAAAGTCATATTGCATCTTCTTTGGTAGATGCGGGTTCTTATTCATCTCATTGGAATAGAGCACAGTATCAGTGAAAGAACTGAGGCACCTGTTAATAATATAAGGAGGATACCCTCGCTCAGAATCAACGTCATCATCTAGAATACTTTTCTTTGATTGGTTAATTGAATAAAGATAGTCTTTCAGTTGATATGTCATAATTCATAGTTGGTTAAAACGAGTTCCTTACGAGCTGCTTGATCAGTATTATAACTTCCTACGCTCCTCATGGTATAGGTGTGTGCAAATTCAGCAGCTGTCCACCCATGAAAACGATCACGGATTAGTTGAGATGAATTGTAAGATACAAGTTGAGGACCAACAAACCGATCACAGACAGCAGAAAACCCATCATGATCAAACCCTTTATGCATGTTCCCCTTCTTACCATAGAGATTAGAACCAATCTCATAAGGAGGATCTAGATAAGTAAAGATGTCTTTGTTATCAGTAAAGAGTTCTTGATAGCGAAGATTAGTAATCTTCCATTTCTTGATCATCAAGGAATAGTCTGGGAGTTTATCAATGCCTCGCATTGAGAAATTACTTTCTGAAGCCTGCTTTGAGAAGGAGCTGGATTCAGTGAGACCAGAAAAAGAGCACTTGTTAACAATGTAAAAACTAACAGCACGAGATAGGTTGGATGTTTGATCATCGTTTACTTTCTCCTTAGCGTCTAGAAATAATAGTTTTGCTGATACTGGTTCTGGATGACGATTCTTAAGTTGCACAAGTTGATCACGCATCTCTCTACCATTTTCCTGGAGTTCTCTCCAGAAGTTATAGAGTGGTTCGTATAGATCATTCACCCAGATATCTAGGTTTGGGTAACGTTTGCCAATTTCAATAGCAACAGACCCACCACCCAAGAATGGTTCACGATACTCGCTTGCCTGGGAAAGGTCTGGGAGGAACCGGAACAGGTTTGCCAGCGCCCTGCTTTTGCCCCCTGGGTAGCGAAGGGGTGTCTTCAGAGATTTCAAAGTTTGGGGCATTGTATTTTAGGTATTCAAAAAACGTCATTTTTAATTCCTTCTCAGTCATACCGCAGTGCTTTGCTGCAGCAGGTAGGTTCATTGTAGCATAGAAAAGACCCTCGTGGGATTCTTTTACATTCTGCGGTGTGGTTTTATTCGGTTTCATTTGAATTCACAACTCATCATGATCTCAGTAAGACATGCCAACAGGTTGATCTCTTGATCGGGAACAATAGTAATGTCTTTCATATACTTGGCAATGATGAGAACAGCTTCAGGAATAGAAGCAGGTTTCAACACACCATACAAACTGTCATAGATCTTACGCATCACCATACTAGGATCGTTATCCAGATGCTGAACTACCCAGTTCTTTACATTAGTAAAGTCTTTTTTCTTCAAGGACGAAAGGAGAGTGTCCAGATTGACATCAGCAACATCCACAAGAATAGCAGACGTAATAGCACCAGTAGCGGCATAGCGTTGGCACTCATTAATAAGACGCCTCCAGTCAGGATAATAACGCTTAGTAATTTTAGCGAGAACTTTATCTTCATACTCAACATTCTCGTTAGTCAGAATAGTTTGGAGACGAGTAAAAAACTCACCTTGAAGTTGAGTAGACTGCTCAGGTTTGATCCTAAAATCTACTACCGTACAACGTGAGTGCAACGGTTCAATAATTTTATTGATAAAGTTGCAAGTAAAGATGAAACGACAGTTGCTATGAAACTCTTCTACAGCAGTCCTGAGGGACAGTTGCACGTCGCTAGTGGTGTTGTCTGCTTCGTCAATGATGACCACCTTGTGGGATGCTCCAGAGGTCAGAGAGACCGTAGTGGCAAACTGCCTCACACGGTTCCTCACAGTGTCTAGGAAGCGTCCTTCATCGGATCCATTGATCACGATGTAAGAGGCACCAATCTCCTCACACAGCGCCTTAGCGATGGTTGTCTTACCCACACCAGCAGTGCCACTCAGCAGCAGGTTGGGTAGTTCTCCCTGGTTGACAAAACCCTGAAACACTTCCTTGATACTAGCGGGAAGGATACAATCTTCAACAATACTTGGACGGTATTTCTCCACCCACAAAAACTCTTTACTCATTCTAATGGTCGCATAAATGATTTAGATATGATGTCATTGGCACTGAACATCATTTGCATATACTCCATACCTTTTTTTGGTTTGGTATGCTCACCACAGGTAAAGATATCGCAAACTGCCATACCTTTCTCTGGCCATGTGTGAATACTAATATGACTCTCTGCTAGCATCGCCACACAAGTTACACCTTGAGGATCAAACTTATGTGAGTTGATTGATAACAGAGTTGATTTACACTTTTTAGAAGCAGTGTAAATAATATCTCTGATAAACTCTTCGTCATTTAAAAGATCACGGTTACAATCTTTCAGAGTAAACAGAAGGTGCTTCACGCTGGCTC